ATTCGCCATAGCGGTTGCTTGATCTAAGGTAAGGGTAAAGTTATTACTGTCTGCCATATCAATGGTAACTGTGGCCCCCGGAGTTAAAGTTGTAATCTCCCCTCTCTGGCCCTTAGTCCAAGTCTGGGCGCTATCAAGAAGAGCGTCCCCTAAAGCAGTCTTTCCATCAAGAAGATTAACTTCTGTAGCGGAAGCCGTAACTAAAGTACCTGCTAATTTCAAACCACCATCTACAAGATCATGACAAGCGATATCCATTGTCTGATCGCCTGCGGTTGATCCAATAACAATGTCACCAGAAGCATCCTGAGTAACAACTTTGGAATCTTCAGACGTACCAAGCGTAGTGATATCTAAATAGTTTAATTCAGTAGTGGTTGCAGTACAGCCATCCATCAGATTCATCTCTGCCCCATCGGCAGTAACAGCAGTTGTTCCAGAAAGGCCGCTGAATTGGTTCTTCAGAACAGCTTTGATCATTCTGATGTGGTCATCACCCTGAGAAATGGGGTCTGTACCGGGAGGATTCGCGGAGTCTAATTCACTAATATATGTTGCGCTTTCTAGAGCCATGACTCTCCTCCTATGCTAGTTCAAAAATACCACTGGCACTTGGAGTAACAGTGAGCGTGTTATCTGCCGCCAATGTAAACTGCGAAGTAGATAACTTAGAAAAGCATACGAGTTTTCCACCAGATTGGTAGACAACCGCATACTTTATATTGGCAATCGCCCCACCAGTTGCGGTCCACACAACAGCAGTTGAATCAAAACGATACTTATCAGTAGCAACTGAAGCCCATGTTCTAGCAGTAACAGATGCTCCGCCAGTGGTATATCCATTGCCACTAGCAACTTCATTTGCTAGAGATGCCTGTGTTGACAACGTATTTGTATTTACAAGAGCACTAGCCGCGCTAGTATGTAACGCCATGTAAAAGCCAACACTTGCACCGTCTAAATCAAACTGGCCGTTGCCGATGTATTCTCTAAAAGAGTTATAAAAACTCCAAGCAGTAGCAGCCATTATCTAACCTCCTCTTTCCTTTGTAGTAAATCTGGGTTCTTAATTATATGTGAAATAAGACCGTTTCCATGAACAGCCAAATCATAATGTTCGCCGGTTTTAGCAATCATTTCGACGAACTCCTTAGCTTGATGGTAGTGAGCAGCAGTACACTGAAACTCCTTACCTGAAACCATTATATCCAATACCTGCTCTTCATCATTTTCGGGTTGCTCATAAGCATGATGTTCTTCCATAATACAACTGTCAAACCCATAAACTTCAAACTTTGGAAACCCCAACATCCTCAACAAATGAATCGTTCTAGTGACAACTGTAGAACCACCCATTACGGGAAAGTAATCATCCCCGTATGCATCTTCCAAAAGATCAACATTATCATCACCCGCGCAATGCCAGATGTAAACGCTCTTCCCTTCCAGTTTATCAAACAACGAAGGATGGCACTGAGAACTGATGAAGTACTTACACTTATCCGAGATCGGATCAACGAATTTATTATTAAACTCCCTGCTGTCTAACACGACTTGCACGGATGGCGTGATGTCTCTTTCCAAACACCATTGATAAGACCCATTAACCGTAACAACTTTGGTTCCTCTCAAATAAGTATCCAGTAGATGGGCAAAAACATCCGCATCTTTCAGCGTTGCTCCCCCACCAACTAAGTTTAAAACCTCGTCCCATTGGGTTTCATAAGGACGTATTTGAGGCAACCCCCTCTGCACATTGATCCTTATGTTATCGCGTATCTTATCCTTGTCCTCATTTACGCTGCATATGATCTCAGGTACTGGATATCTTTTACCAATAGATACAGCAGGAGGCTCAGAGTTAACACTTATACTTAACATTTAAGTAGAAAACACCATTCTGATCTCTAACCCTGCGGTATTTGTAGCAACAGCATCAACATCAATCCTAATAACATCTCCAGTTGAGACGCCATTATTACCGCCTACTACGGACGGAGTGGCTGCGGTTGAAGAATCTTTTTCGTTCAAGTCGATAGTGATCGGAGTTGACAACATATCATTCGTAGTAGTAGAGTTATTTATTTGCACATTTGTTATAGTGCTGGCGGTTCCTGCCGTATAAACATGGGCTTCTGCGGTAGATAAGTTTTTACCATCTAATGTAGAAGGAACCACAAAATGAGTTATACCATCTCCAGTCGCCGGGGCAACTGTATCGGCAACACATTTTATTACTACAGTTCTTTCATAAAAAGCTGATATACTTTCAGGTAATATAGCTCTTTCAACCTCATGAGACGCATCATAGAAGGTTAATTTATCGGCTGCTGTATCTATTGAAGTAACCAAACTAAGTCTAGGAGCCATTTCCTGCTTATCATCATTTAGATTGGTAAAGTTACCATCCACTTCAGCAAACGTTAAAGGTCTACCCTCTGTTTCTCTTAATATAATTGTTGACATTATTCGTCTCTCGCGTATCCTGTAGTTACATAATAGGGTTCAAAATAAGGCATAACCCCATATGGAAATGTTCTGGGGGATTTCTCATAGAACTTCCTACCGTTAGTCATCCGGTATGCAACCCGTTTAGGAGGGCCGCTCCTTCTCCCGCCTATTCTAAATTTTCTCATTAGTACCTAGCCTCCGCATCAGGTTCAAGAGAGCGTCTTGTTCTGGAAATAGGGGGCATTGGGTCCATATCATATATCCTAGAAAGAGCATCTAGAAAATCCGGATGGATCGTCGGGAATAAGCTGTATTCATTTCTCCTAACCCAATCAACAAGATCATAAACTTTTCCCTCTTCGTCCTTCCTCATAATCTTTTTTGAAATAAGGAATTCTTGTTTCTTTTCTTTGTAATCTTTCTGATGAGATGTTAATCTAGTTTCATCAGTGGGGTAAGGGAAGAACATTGAGCCATCCTTCAAGTCCGGCTCCAATCTTTGAATACGATCTCTCTTCGATTGCGGCCCTCCTCCGCCAGTCCAGTTTAATTCGTAAACTGGGAAAGAGCTTCCATCAATCCTCATCATCTCTTTGAAATGTTCTATATCGGACTGCGCTCCGTATCTTTCATATCCAATCTTGACTTCCCTTATGCCCGGCGCTCTTTTCCACTTTGTCCTGAGCATTTTCAGAGTGCTCCATCTCTCAGACAAAGAGAGCCTATGGCAAACTCCATCAAGAAGAAACTTGTTGTAGTTAGCGTCTATCCCAACTACGGCTATCGCTGTTCTATTAGACTCCCTCTTTCTCGAATGGGCCGGGTCACACATGATATAAGCATTCAATGTGTAAGGTCGAATCTCCCACTCATTCCACCACTCTTCCTTAAAGGAAACATCAGAACCAGCAATCGGATTCAACAACTGCTGACAAGCAACCGTATAGGTAGAGGTTGTTTTCTTTATTTCCTCCCATCTCTCGGGTTGGAGAAAGACAGGCTCTCCATCCATTTTTCCATCCACTGTAGCGGGATGGATTCTAGGTTTTACAGCAGCCCTCTGGAGAATGGTCCCATAAGTATCTCCATAGGAATATCTCGTACCGGCGTATTGGAATCTTGGATTATGCGTTGAGCCCAAGTTTAGAGATAACTCCCATTGAGTTGTCGTCTTGGCTATTTGTTCTGGGGTATTAACCGATTCTTGAACCACTACGTCGTCATAAATAATAAGATCAAAATGTCGTCCAGTAGGCTGACCATCCACAAGTCCGTGGGCCTCAATAGTCTGTTCCTTCGGGTTAGCAAATCTCCTAACGCATATACCTTCATTCTCAGCCCATTTGGGAGCCTGAAGCCTTGGCTTTTCCCACAAAATATCAGGATAAAGTTGTTTAAGCTTTTCATTTGAGTCAAATTCCTGCATGATTTGACGTAGAAAAGGCTTTGCTTGCCTAGCAGAAAACGACAACAACCCTATCGTGATATCTGGATTACATAAAACTTCCTGCACCGTACCCAAAAACGTAATTATCGAACTCTTATAATGGAACCTTGCCCACAAGTCTAAGTGACTATCTGGAGCAGACTCTACCTCTCTGCATCTTTCATAAATCCACGGATGGAGCATATCATGGCGATTACAAAGAAACACCCCAAGATAATAACGATCAAGTTGGCCGAGAGTCCTAATGAAAGAATCATCAATATTAGGATCACCATGACAGTCGGCATAAGCTTCAATGACTCTATCAAAGGGCGCAGTATGCGCCCATTCAGCAAATTTTTTAGCAGCGATTGTATTATTATTCTTATGTTCAACGCTTTTTGCTATAACAGGCAACATACTGCGTCCTATTTTTTCTTCTTGTAGCCACTGGCATACGCAGCACGAGCCTGACGCTCGGCCCCTTTCCTAGAGGGATACACTTTTCCCTTGTTCCCCCACTTGTAGCCGCCTTTTACTTTTTTAACCGGCATCGAGCATTTTCGCCCACATTTCTAAAATCCCTTCTTCCCCTACTGTTTCGCCAAGCTCTATTAAAGCTCTATAAACTTCACCATCTTGTATAGCAGCCTGAAGAATTTCTTCCGGAAGATTCTTAGCCCAGTCATGTTTATCGCGTAACCAATATGTTGATCCGAAATAATAAGATGAACCGGGATTCATTCTGTTTGCCCAATCCTCTCCACCGGCACTTACATCCTCTGGAACTCTTGAGGCTCCAGATGCATTCGCAGGACCAACCCCCGGCCCGAAAGGAACCTCTCCAGCAAATGGTAAATCTAACATTCCATATACACCGGGGTCACCCGCTTTTGTACCGGGAGGAAAGGCAGCATGGCCGGGATGATCCGTTCTGTCTAAATGAGCCTGAGGAAAAACGTTTTGTAATGCTCTAATAGGAGCGCCATACATTGATTTTTGTTCAAACCAATCGCCAAATTTATCTCCCAAATTTGGTTCTTTTCCTTTAGCAGCGTCCATAAACTCTTTTGTCTGCTTCCCTAATCCTGTGAAATCTCTCGAGACTCCAGCATTATTAGGGGGATGCCCAAAGTAACTTTTTGAAGCCTCCTCATAAGCAACTTGAGAATCTACGCCGCCAGTTTGAGAGCCGGGCTCAGGCCCGATTCCTTGAGGTCTAGGAACATCTGCATTTAGTTCAGAGTAAGCGTTTCCAGCCGCAGTAGGATATGAAGCCTCTAAATCTGTGTTGTCTCTTGGCCCCAAAGCTGCTGCTATTATGTCAGCATCACTAGGAACTGCAGACGGGTCTTGGGTTCTATCAGCCGTCGCTCTATTTTGCGCCTCTATATCAGCCAATGCAGCAGAAGGGTCTACATTACCGGCAAAGTCTACCCCCTCTAACCCGGCTTCAATATCTGCATCTATTGGCATTATGTTCTCCCCATTTGCCCACCAAGGGCTTCTTGTTGCCCAATTCCGGCAACCTGTTGACTTGCTCCACCAGCTTTCTTCTGTAAATAAACATTCATAAAGCCGGGATCATTAATAAGTTTAAATTTCTGTTCCCCGTTTAATCCTTGCATCTTTTGGGAGACCGCCTCTTTCACGCAAGCTCCTATATCCTGATCATAAGCATATCCTATAGGACAACTAGGGATTCTATCCGGACCGCCCTCTATAACTGGAACGGCTGGAGCCCCCCTGTCTTGAGAAGGGACAAACTCATTTTGATAAACGCCCGGATCAGTCTGAATGGGAGGAACAGACTCATAATTATCAAAAGGAACGTATTCATCAGTCTCCTTTCCCGGAACATAATAACCCGGTCTTGTTCCTGAATCCCACGGTCCTTCACCCGTCATAAATCGAGGATCAGTATTAAGGAAATCAAAAGAGGAAGGAGTGTTAGGATCATTTGGCCCATAAGGATGAAGAGGCGTTCCTTCATAATTTTGAGTCGGCCCCCAATTGCCAAGAATTTCTGCTTGCGTAACTCCAGCATTTACAACAACAGGAGAACTCATTCCTCCCCACTGTCCTCCATAAGGAGTTTGAGACCCGATATTCATTCCAGTGCTAGGAAAATCAGAATATCTTGGATCATACATAGCTCCATATTCTTGCGCCATTTCATTCCTACTCCTTAGCATATCAACAGCCACACCTATCTCTCTACGTGCCATCATTAAATCCTCTGGTGGAGGTGGCGGGAATCGGACCCGCTTCCAGAAAGGGAGTTAACTTTTCTTTCTGTCGAAACCATTACACCCCCTAATGTATACTCTTTTCCAATTCTT